ATTTTTTCTTTATACATTGCCTTATCATATATTACCATTTCTGGTTCAACTCTTAGGAATTGTGTTGAGTTAATCTCCACAAAGTCTCTTGAGAAGTAAGTTTTACCTATACTACTCTCGAGTCCTACAAAGTTTGCTATCTTACTCCAAGCTTTATAACCAATATCATTGCATCGTAATGCACAGTCGTCTCCATTGATCATCATGGGAGCGTCTCGAAGGGTCCATGACCTTTTCGAGCCGATCTCTAATGCCCAACGGACAACGGCTGCGTTTGCTATGCATAATACTGGAAAGCTTGTAACTGATCCCATGAGCTGTCCTGTTTTTTGTAAGAGTCCCCTTATAGTGTGACCTGTCAATGATTTCTTTAGCATTCTGAGTTCTACCGGAAAGAGTTTAACCTCTTCGGCGAATTCTTGTGCTATCGTATCCGATACCCAACTTCGTAAGTTGTTTGTGGCGTCGGCATAATCTCCTGACAAATACGCCTGCCCTTCTTCTAATTTGGCTCCCATTCGATTTAGTACGTAAGTACGATCGACTGGTTTCCCTATTAGTTGAAAGGCTGGGTGTTCTCGCATTATACTGTGCATCTTTTTCCAGATGCCTCTTAAGACAGTTTGGATAAATGGAGGTCCTTTCGTGATTACCCGGATCTTTAATGATTCGGCTAATGCCACTGGTTCAGCGTTGTTTTCCTCCCTTTGAGCTTCGGATAAAATCCTTAGCCAAAGAGTTTGGAAAGCATCGGTGAACTGTGGTTGATTATCATCGACCTCTATTCTTCCCTCATCCTCTATTCTCTCGCTCTCTTCTGTGTGTCTAGTTTGTAAGTAACCTCCCGGACGTCGCAATCCTTTGAGTAATGTTGGGTGTTGTAGTATAGAACCTACAGCACCTGCGTTCGACCGATTGTTGATATAATTTGCGGAGGTGGATGGGAAGAATGCTTTCACTCTTTCCGAGGCGGTCATGACTTTACCATGGAATATTTCATGAACAGTTCTTTTGAGCTGTTCCTGAAATGTTCCTTTAGTCAGCAGTGTTTCTACTGATGACTGGTAAAGTTCTTGATCCGCCCAGGGAATTAGAAAGTTTCCCCGTCCTACTGGATTGGGTTCTGTGGTTAATTTTAAGACTGTTTCTGCCTCTTTTGCTTTTAGGAGCTCAGGTCCCGCTCTTGGC